AAAGGTACAATGAAATAGAGTGGTATAACAAGGCTTTTAGTCAAGGGTTTAACCAGCTTGGTCGAGCTGTTGGCACAGAGTTTAATGCATCACTATTAACTGAATCACAATGGACTAGAGCCACTGTATTCAGAGCGTTGTATGCTCATATCCTACCTCTGTTGTCGCCTTTTACAGTTGGTGGAGATACTTTTAGAGAAATGATTGATTATTATAGACAAAGATACAATGAGGAAATTAAAGCAGAAATTTCTCAAGGTGTTGAATATGATGGAAATAATGATGGGTCAATTAGCAGAAGTGAAACACACAAACATAGGCAAGACAGGATATACAGATAATGAGTATACGCGAAAGCATAACAGCACACATCGTAAGTCAAATAGATGCGATCACAGATGTTAAGACTTGTACTAGAGAACCTAAAGTACTTTCTGATTTAGCGGCAACAAGCTTCCCACATATTTTAGTGGAAAGTGCTAATGAAAGAAGAGAGGACTCGAGTGCGGGTAATACGATAAGGCGTAAAGCAACAATGGATATATTGATTAATGTTATAGTTTATGGCAACGATCGAGATCAAAGTAGAAATAGTATTATTGAAAAGATCGAAGAAAAGTTAGCCCTAGATACAACATTGGGCGGTAATGCATTGAACAGCGGAACAACTGAAATCGTAATAAGAGAGATCGGTGAAACAGCACCATATGGACAAGCGGCAATTGTTTACACAGTTGAATATTATTACACCCGTGGTAATGTTTAACAACACTATTCACTAAGAATAGTATAATGCTAATTTAGGAGAATACAAATGGCAGAAACACTAGGACTTAACGGCGTAGTTAGATTAAGTGACACTGGTACTACATTGGATGCGAACCATGAAATGCTTCATGTGACATCGTTCTCAATTTCAGAGACAAGTGAAACCGTAGATACAACATCTATGGGCGACGCATCTCGTGAAATCATCGCAACTTTCAAAGGCTTCAACGGTTCTGTTGAAGGTTATTGGGACAAAGATGATCCATCAATTGGACACGACGCATCACCTACAGCACCAGTTGTACAAGCAGGCGATAAAATCGATTTTGAACTTTACCCGAATACAGCTTCTGTAGCAGGTAATGCAGTATATTCAGGTTCGGCTATCGTGACTGATATTACAAGAAGCCAAAGTTTTGATGGAGTGACTGAATATTCAATCACTTTTGAAGGAACAGGCAACTTAACATACGGCGTAACATCGTAAGGTTAAAATATTATGGTACGCTCGAGCAACCCTAACGATATTATAAAAGATATTGAAACGAGACTCGAGCGTACTGTTCAAGCTGATTTAAAAGAGATAAATAAGTTAATAAAGGCAAATACGCCTTATAATACAGCAAGAAGAAGTGGAACTCACGCAAGAGACAGATGGAGATCCACAGGACAATACAAGTTAGGAGTATCTAAGAAGATGTTCGAAAATAAAGCAACATACATCGGTATATTGGATGCAGGAAGTGTGCGTAGCAAGTACGGACCTAAAATGCATAGTGTACACGGCATAAAACCCCATAGCGGCAATAAAAAGAATACAACAAGCCCTATTGCTAAAGATGGTATAGTTGCACCAGCGTTAGAGAAAGTATTGACTCGAAATCGCAAAATAAATTAATATGACGGAGAAAAAAATGACTAAACCACAAAGAAAAAGATTGATTGATAACGCAGTAGCACACTTTGAGACTATTATCGCAGGTGGGTTATTGGGTCCAATCAAAGTTCCTGAATGGGATGCAGAGATTTATTACAAAAGTACAACAACAATGGCGCAAGAAGCGGCTGTTATTGAACTCACACAACAGGGTAAAACAACAGAAGGATTGGTTGTGCAATTGATTATTAAGGCTCTTGATGCTGATGGAAATCCATTATTTGATATGGGTGATAAACACAAGCTGATGAGAGCAACAGATCCAGCTGTTATACTAAGAATAGTGACAGCTATGAATAACGATATTAAAGATAAGGATGACAAGGCGGGAAACTAAATGACCTCCCTGATATTCGATTTTTATATAAGTTAGCGTTGGATCTTGGAAAGAGTGTTGAAGAGGTGATGAACTTTTCAACATTTGAGCTAAAAGGTTGGGTTGATTACTTTACTTGGGTAAACAAAGAAACCAAAAAAGCTCAACAGAAGAGAGGGAGGCGATAAATGGCCAGTACATATGAACTCATACTAGAGGTTGTAGATAAGACTAGTAAACCTATTAATGATGTAAACAAGGCGTTAAAAAGTACAAACACAAGAGCTACAAAAGTAAATGCTACTGTTAAGAAAATGAACAGTACATTTAAATCAATTGGAAGTGTTGGTTTAAAAGGTTTAGGTAGCTTAACAAGAGGTTTAAGAAACGCAGGACTGGCGGCAACTGCGGCGGCAGGTGCTTTTGCATTTATGGCTAAAAGTACTATTAACCAATTGGACACATTGGGTAAAGTAGCAAACAAATTGGGTGTCACAACAGAATTCCTATCCAAGTATCAAGTTATAGCAAATAGAGCAGGTATTAGTACAGAAACCTTTAACATGGGTTTACAGAGATTTTTACGAAGACTTGGTGAAGCTCAAATGGGTACTGGTGAACTGTTAAAACCATTACAAAAAATGGGCATTAGTATGAAAGACTCTAACGGTAAGTTTAGAGAAGGTACTGATGTATTCGCAGACTTTATGATGAAATTAGCAGGTACCACAAACAGTACTGAAAAATTAGCATTAGCAATGAAAGGTTTTGACTCAGAAGGTGTTGCAATGGTTAACATCGCAGATATGGGTGCGGCCAAAATTGCATTGATTGGACAAAGAGCAGAAGAAGCAGGATTAGTTATTAGTGGGTCGCTAACAAAAGCGGCAGAAGAAGCAAATGATAGTTTATCAGATTTATTTGATTTTGGTAAAGGTTTTAGAATGCAGTTTTTTGGTGCATTAAGTGAAACAATTGAAGAACTATCAGAAATGTTGCGTGAAAGAATTAAAATTAGCATAGAAGGTGCTGGCGGTATGAAAGCGTTCGCAAATGATTTAGCGGCCGCGTTTTTAGAAGGTACAAGTAGATTTATAACAGCAGTTGCAGGGTTCGTAGATGACTTTACAAACGCATTCGCCACATTCACAAACGCATTAAAACAAATAATTGTAGCAATATCAAATATTCCTGGTGTTGGTTTTGATGCTAAAATAGGAGCACCGACAGATCAATCAGCAAGAAAGAAAGCATTACAAGAAGAACTGGATATTATAAATGAACAGTTCGAAGAAATGTCTAAAGTTGCGTTTGGATTGGGTAATAATATAGACACGGGTATGCAGGGCGCAATGGATAGTATGATGTTGCGTATGCAAGAATTAAGATCGGAAATAAATGCAATAGAAAATGATACAACTATGTATTTCCAATTGATGGAAACAGATAGTACGACAGCCGCAGATGCTGTTGGTAAAGTCACAAGTAAGATTGATGAACAAGCCGTTAAGTTAAGAGAGAATGCCGAAAAGTTTAGAGAAGAAGCAAAAGCCAAAAAAGAAAATGCGGATGCCACAGAAGATTTAACAAATAAAAATAACACTATGGTACAAGCAATGACGCCGGCGCAAATAAAAGCACAAGAGTTCGGCGAGTTTATGAAAAAGCTTCAAGAACAAATTGCAAAAACAACAAAAGAAACAGAATTTAAAGCACAGGCATTAAGTTTTATCAAGAAAGAATTTGAAGCAGGGCGTATGAGTATAGATGCGTATGCTCACGCTGTTAAGATACTTGGAATGAATACAGGTAAGACAAAAGAAGAGATTGATAAGTTAAAAGGTGTATTACCGGAACTATCAGGTTTTGATAAGTTTATGAGAGACCTTACAAATAGTGCAAGTGCCGCGGCAACGAAAATAGAACACGAAGCTATGGCAGTAGCTGAACTTGATAAGTTATTAGCGGCTGGTAAGATCAACATTGATACATACGCACAAGCTATGATGCAAATTGGTAAAGGCGGTAAGCCGGGTGGTGATGGTAAAGACGATCCATTAACGGTATCAGAAGAGTTGGTAAAATCATACACAGATCAAAGAGAAAAATTAAAACAGTTAAATGATGCGTTAGCAAATGTTGATACATTGGCTAAAGAAGCAGGTGTATCACAAGAGTTTTTAACTGAAAAGATTAAAGAACAAATGGAAGCATTGGAAATATATCAAGCAAAAGCTAAAACAACACAAGAAATAATTGAAGAAGGCTTCCAAGGTATAAGCAAAAGCATAAGCAGTGAATTAGCAACAGCAATAAGAACTGGTGAAAGTTTATTGGGTGCTTTAGAAAATGTATTCACAAGAACATTGGATAATATTTTACAAAAGATTTTAGAAAGTCAAATTGAACAAGCATTAA